TATGAACCATTAGCTGCTGGTAGCAAACGGAATGTAACCTCAAACATAGTTGCTGCATCACGCTTTGCTGATACAGAAACGCTCTCAATTGAAAGTGCTCTGTGTGCAACGTAAACGCGCTCCTTTGCTGTCGCACCAACTGCTGCTGGATCTCCAGAACCTGGACCAACTGCAATAAGTGCACGCTCAACTGGAACCTCTCCAATGTTGCCAGACATAAGATAAACGCTCTTTTCGTCTGCATCGTCAAAGCTTTGATCTGCTGAGTTTGCTGCAACTGCAACAACAAAGTTTTCTAGAGTGCCCTCTGCAAAAGCAGTAACAAGGTTAACCTTCATACCCTGCTTGTACATACGAGCCACGTCAAGAAGCTGATCTACCTGAACCTCACCAAAATCTGGTTGGAATTGAATTTCCAAACCATTTGAAGTAAAGCCAACGTTAGTCCAGTAAGTTGAAGCTGAAGCTCCTGCCAGTGTGTTTGCATAGGTTGTTCCATCAACAAATGCTGGAATGTCGCTTGCGCCAGTTCCCCCAAATGCGTAAATTGATGCGGAACCGCTACCGGAAACATATTCCAGAGCATTATCACCAACAAACATCTGAGCAGCGCCTACAATAATATTCTTTGAATCGCCAAGACTTGCCATAATTTATTTCACCCCTTATTCTATTAACTTGCTATATTTTATTTTTATTCTATTTTGTGGCGTGGGGCGTTTCCTCATACTCATTATAAGTCTATTATTTAGGAGTTATTATATATATCGGTAATATGATAGTCGTATCGGATAATCAAATTGGTTGAGTATGTTTTCTTGGTCCCCGAAGATTCCGTAGTGTTTCCAATATAATTAGCCTGGGTTACGTTTATACAATGAAAACTTAGGTCAAAATTGTTTATGTTTTCTCCAGCATAAGTATTGATATCTCTTGCCGCAATGTCTTCTCTGTCCAATACATTTGATATAAAGTCTCTCCATTTATATATGTTTTCTAATGTTCCTTTAATTGAATACATCATCTGTCCTGCTTTTATAGGATAGAAATATTTGTTTGACGACCTGGGTTTAATAAAAGAGTCATATATTATATATGTTTTTCCCTCCCATTTTGTTGTTCCAGATACGTTATCTGACACTGGGAATATTGGAACTGTTCCTGAATATGAAGAGTACGTTGCACTCATGCTAGGAGTTACATGAAACTGCTCCCAAACATACTCATTGATTGCCACCTCTGGATAACTACTCATAATCTTCTCCTGGAGCAGAAAGAACCCAAGATAGTGCTGTTTTCCTACCCTTTGAACTTGCACCGCCTTGTTTTACTGCTGAATCAAAATTTTTATAATAAGATCCTGGGCGAGAAAAATGATCATAGAATCCAATAGATCTTAAATAAACATTGTCTAGGTATGTTCTGTAGAAGTCTTGAAATACTTTTAAGAATCCCTGATATGTTTCTTCTCCTCCTGGGTTTTCAACCACCAACGGTCCAGCCCTAAAATATTCTTCACCATTCCAAAAGAAATGCATAGCCTTTGCATATTTTGCCATAGGCTCAACTTCAATTTGATTTTCCATAATATAAGCTTTCTGATCAAATGGTTCTTCGGCCCCATTTTGGACACTAAAAGACATAAGAAATTCTGAAGAAATTAAAACTTTTTTACCTGAGGTAATCTTTCTTAGCTCTACGAGCCTTGCCTCTGGAACCCCTATTTCGTGCCATTCGTATATATGATGTAGCATTTCTGGATTTGTTCTGGCCATCATGTCCAGGAAATCATAAAAACCCTCAATGCTTGCTCCTGCAATTCTACCAGCAACATATCCTTCTTTTGCTTTTGTTTCTTTAATAAAGCCATCAGAGTATTTAACAAGATTATTTAAAACCCTCATTGCCTCTTTACCGTCAAATGTTACTGAATACATGATTGATCATCTGCTCTTTTTAGTCTTATTCTATACCCCAAAAAATTGTGAAGTGGATCATACATGGGCTCTATATTTTGTGGTTCAAAGTCTGTTGGGTCTGAGGCTGTTTCTGCCCAGACAACTTTTCCTAAAGGGTCTGTTATGTTGGAGATCACTATCTCAGTAAAATAGTGCATAATCCCTTCGGAATCAATTAAAATATCTATATCAGTTCTAAAGTCCAGAAGGGTGTTGTATTCTATAAATTTTTGAGAATCTACAACATTTGCTATTGTTGATGTTGGTTTTTCTTTAATGGCTGAACACTTTATAGATCTATCTTTTGACCAAGAGCTAACAATTTCTCCAATATCGTTTTGTGTTTCTGTTGAATAATAAATATCGGCAGACATTGGATACATGATTGCAGACAGGTTGCCTAAGGACAACATTAGATCACTCCTGGTCGAATTCTATTCTTATACCTAGAAAGCATCTTGTCAACAATTAAGTTTCCTGTACCGGATGAGGCTCCTTGGGAAAATTTAATCTTAAATTCGTTATTGTCAAACTCTGTAATGTTTCTACTGTAATACCTTAGGTTGTCATTAATTAAATCTTGAATTAGTAGTTGGCACGCATCTTCAATGTCCCCTGGAACTACCTGATGCCCAAAGTCTGCATCAATCAAATAATCGTGTCCAGCAGAGAACGCTACTTCATAATTTCTGTCTCTCCATACCTTTGCGTATTCAACTTTGTTTTGATCTTGTCCAGTTAGAACAATAGAGGTCTTATCTATGCTGGGGCCGTACTGGTCAAGGGTATCATCTTCAAAATCATAAATCAATTCATTGTTTTCCCACATGTAATAAAGTCTAACTATTTGCTCATCAATTGGAAGATAATCAATTCCCATTCCAATAAACTCTTTTTCTTTTCTAACGAATTGAAATTGTCCAGCTTCTGATTCAATTATCTTTCTTGCTACCCTTTCCGCTTCTATTGCCTGTCCTGTTGTTATTGCAAGGCTATTCTTTGTTGCGGTAATATCACAATATGGTTTTACAATGTCAACACCCATTGAAACTTTTAAGTTTTGTGAAGCATCATAAACATTTGCAAAAATATTTCCAGAATAAGTTAGATACCTGGAATCTAGGGTAAAGGTAGCTATTTTTGAAGAGTTTGAAGTAGCAGATGCAGAATATGATTCTCCGGTAAAAAGATCTTTATAATTTAAAACATACAAAGTAGAAGCGCTTTGCATTGTAAATGCCGCCTCAATACTAGTTGTTTCTGGTAGTCTAAGAATCTCCATATTTTATACTCCAAAGAAAACTGCTAGCTCTTGTGGGCTAGCCTCTCTTACCTTGTCTGAAATTTTCATCCATTGCTCTGCTTCGCTTGTGGAAATTATGTTATATCCATTTTCTAATCTAGGAAGTCCTGTGCAATAAAGTGGATTTGGAACAAAAACAGCAACTTTATCTATTTTTTGTTTTTCATCCTTTTTAATAGCCATTATTCCTCCTTGTTTTATTAATTATATCATCTAAAAAGCTTAGGAGGGGAGTACAAGACCCCCCTCCGCAGCGTTAGAGATTTAGATTACTTGCTGCCGAAGGCAACTGCATCTGTCTCTTCGATCTGAACACCAAAACGAACGAACACTGTGTACTCCACGGTATCCTTCTTTGGCTTGAACTCACGGTGAACCGTTACATCTCTCTGGAATCCCCAAATACGATTCTCTGGGAATGTTAGTGAGACATAATCATCTGGAAGGTAAGGAACCTCCATGATTGGTAGACCTAGGACGCGATACTGTAGTGGAGCCCCTACAACCTGTGGGACGCTACCATCAACAATGCGCTCAACGATTCTCTCTGAATTGAGATTACCAGTTTGAGCCAATGAATTTAGTAGGCTTGAGATTGTTGGTGAACCTGCGTAGAACTTCATGGCTGATCTTGAACCACGGTACTTACGTGGCATTGCCAAGATGATATCCTGAAGGTCTTGCACGGTCCATGTAGAACCACTTGAAGTTACGCTTGCTGCCTGATTACCAGAAGCTTCCTTTGCGTAGAAGCCCTGAAGAATCTTCAAGAACGCATTTGTTCCTGAACCAACACCGTTGATGGCAAGATCTTCAAGGTCATTTGCAAAGGCCCGAGTCATAGCCCGAACTAGGTGATCTTCCAACTGCATACCTTCGAGGTTATCCTCAAGGGCTTCAGTTGCGACCTCCCAGTCTAGTCTAATCTTCTTTGTTACAATTTCGACCTTGGTGAAGGCAACGGCTGCGTTTGTGTAAGTTCCGTCTGCTTGATTAGCAGCACGGATAACACGCTCGCCTACGTTAAGCTTCTCAAGTTCTGCAGTATTTGAACGCATAGTTACCTTGCGACCGTCTTGTGCTAGAACTTGCTGCTCCCAAATATACTCAATAAACTGGCGAGATTGCTCAGGACTGAGGATACCGCCATCATCGGTTGTGCTGCCAACGACACCAAGGTCGCCAGCAGTTGGATTTGTGATTGCACCAATGCCACCAGATACAACTACTCCTGCATCTGCGGCTTTTTCCATAATTTCTTCTGACATTTTATTTTTCACCTCCTGTAATATTACCGATATAGGTCAGCGGAATTGAGGAAACGACCGCCCCACATCGACTTTTCTGTTTTATCTTCCTGCACGATCCCGCCAAGATCGCCAGACTTGCGAACAGCGGTGTCATTTTCAATAACATCTACACGCTGTCCAAACTCTTCAACACTACCCTTTACAACGGACACTTCCTCTGAAACACCGCTGATTGACTTTGTAAGTTCGGCTACCTGGTCAGCAATACTTTTGATTGCTGCGGAAAGCTCTTCTACTGCACCAACAACTGAAACTTTAATTTCATCTACAGCTTTTGCCAAGTCTTCGTTGCCTTCTGCAGGAGTAGTGGACTTCTCAACCGTTTCTTCTGTTGCCTCTACAACTTCTTCAAGAGACTCTTCGGCCTCATCTTCAGCAACCTCTGCTTCTTCAACAATTTCAGCCGCTTCTTCAACTGCCTCTTCGACAGGAGCGTCTACCACTTCTTCGGTTGCTTCGTCAGATTTAGCGATTACTTCTTCGATTGGATCTGTATTCTTTCTATTTAGAATTCCCACGTTATTTCCCTCCTTTTCATTTTCTTTAGCAATTGACTTGGCTACTTTGTCAATCGCCACTAATTCGGGTTCTTCACCCGAAACTTTTTCAAAATCATCTAAAAGATTCTTTATTGTTTCTGATTTATTAATATCAGTGCTTTCAACAAAACCAATGTTTACCATTGATTTATTGCTTTGTGGTGAGACGTATGATTCTTCTTGACTTAGAATAATGTTTCCAGTATCTGAACACCAGAATACATTTTCTAAATAATTTTTCTCAATTATCTCCCCGTCGTTTTCATTTTCAAATTTTTGAATAGACACAACATTAGAAGTTTGGTTTGCTGGATTGTCAACTAAAGACAGCTCATACAGGTCGTAATCTTTGATTACCCTTACTGGAGCACCGATTTCTTTGTTGTAAACTTGTTCTGAGTCTTTGATGTTACCGCCAATTGAAAATCCTGTTAGAATTCCTTCGGTAACCTTGTGCCATGTATCTTCCGCACCTTTGGAAACATATACGTCAACATAAACACCATTATAAAATGTTTTAGATTCCTTGTCGAAATACTTGTCTTGCCTAAAAGACACTACTTTTCCAACTGCTAGCGGAGTGTGTTGTTCTCTAACGTTA